GTTGGTAAGTACCCTAAGGGTCCCACTTAACTATGTCCCTAATGTCAAGGGGCATGATGCCGCTGGTACCTGCCGTAGAGTGTGGATTAGTCGCATGTCTGAGTGTGTTGAGTCTGGGAGAGTTGGAATGGTCTCACCATCATTGCAGGAATGGCATCTCAACCCTTATGGTGTCGCCCATTATTATAGGGTTGATTCTGGTGTTGACCCTGCCAGGGTGAGGAAGCCTTGTTCCATTTGCGACGCGCGTAGATGCAAGGTTCTTGAAGCTGCCGAAGTTGATGGTAGGATCAGCTATGGGTCAATGAGTAATGCTGCATTGCTCTTCAGAACATATGGTGTTGACTTTCTTTGGATGGTCAATATTGAACCAAACATCTCTGCAAAGGAGGTGCTTGCGTTGATGGTTGATGCGGGCATAGAGGTTGGGTATAGCGCCCTGCATGTGGATTGGAACTCTTTGCACCAGGAAAGGTCCTATTGCGTTTTTACCGAGCAAGAGACAAATGTCTCAATGGGCAAGGTTATATCCAAGTTCTCTGATGCAGGAAGCTATGTTCAAGATTTGCGCAATGTCAGACAGCTATTCGCACCGACTTTCGGTAATGGATGTGCTTTGAGAAGGACAATATTGGGACGAGCCGGCACGTCTATGCTTGTAGAATTGAATGTTGATCATGGGGGATTGGGGATGTCATTCATTCCGGATAGGAGTCTGTACTATTTGATACCTGTCCCACACCCATCTTTGGGCGTTGCTTACCTTAAGGTAGAACGACGTGGTCTCGACCGGGTGCTTCAGACTTTTAGGACGGTTGTGAATCGGAATGTAGAGGCTGCTAGGATTCAGCTCAGGCAGGCGAACGTCACGTATTCCGTGTCTGGGACACAGTTGACACCAAGATTGGAGGTATCGGCAACAGATTATGAATTGCTGTCGATTTGGATGGTGGCTTACTCATCTCTCATGGACATTGTTGCGACAATTGGGTCTGATGTTATTGAATATAAACACGGATCAACCGCCACGAGGGGCCGCCCCATGGCGATTGCGACTTCTGTTATGGATACTATAGTGGGCAAGCTCATTGGCAATGCGAGCGAGACTAATCCACAGTTTGGCAGTCAGAATAGTGTGCGGCAATGGCTTCAAAAGTGTGAGGCTGATGGTAGATTCCTCACGCTTGAACAGATATCAGATAAGTCATATTCTGATGTGTTTGGCAGGAATTTTGCCTTTAACTCAAGCTGGAATTTTTTGAATTCATGTTATGGTCAGCTAGGAATCAGGTACAGTGGTATCGATGATATTCTTTCTTGGTGTAAGGACGCCACGTCAAGTGTTTGGAGGAAGACTTTCGATTATTCTTCTGTCTTTATAACAATCTTTGTCAAGCTTGAGGTGGTCACTGATGAGACAATTGGGTTCGCATTGGATTCTGCTGTGCACGCGTGCAGAATTCTTGGCATTGATCATCATGGGCTCTTGCGTACCAGAAATTGGCTTGCAACGAGACATAGACCATCGGGACAAATCTGGGCCGAGGTTCTTGAGTCTCAGAAGTTACCGTTCCAGGTTGCGTCTGTGAAGATAGTTGAAGCTTTTGTCAATAATTTCAATCCTGATGCAGCACTGCTTGCTTCTATAGATGCGTCCAGATCGAATGACCTTGTGACAAGCATGGGTGATGTGCCGTACACTAGCTTTCTTTCTGAGTTGAAGCTGTACCTTGGTACATTCAATACTAGGGCTGAGAGGTACTCACAGTTGCATGCTGTCTTGTCTGCAGCTGATAGTCAGAGGAAGACAGTCGATAGTGATGTATCAGAGAAGATAGATGCATTGATAAGGGATGCAAAGAGAATCATGGCCGATGTTAAGGAGCCTGTGTATTCTACGGAGTACCTTACGCAGTCTCGCTTGTCGCTCTCTGGAGATCGGCCAATGCTTTTGCCACTCCCGATAAGGCCGGTTGACTATGTCGACAATGGGTTGGTCGTTGGCCAAACTACAGTGAATCAGGCTTTTAGTTCGTCCATGGTCATTGAACTTGATATGCCTATGCTTGGGGAACGACAACCTAAGATTCAGCTGTCCCGGTTATCACATGCTGGGGGAAAGATTGATTTTTCTCCGATCCACCGTGAGATGATGGAACAATTTGAACCATTTATGACTGAGACGAAGGAGCCTTTCTTACTTCCTGCCATCCCTGTGGGTGCAGTGTGCAGCTATTCCCCGGATGAGCTTGGTTCATTGTTTTTGTCCAATATTGCGAAGAGGGCAGTCAAGCAATCGGAGGATGGTCCGCTCTGCCCTCCGTTTGCGACTGAGGAACAGGTCATGGATTGGATTGAGATGCGGGGCGCTGCCACGAACATAGCCCCTGTGAAGTCAGCTATAGAGTCTTGCGTGGAAAGGGTTGGGAACCCTTCAATACCATACATCATGCATATCGAGGGTCTTGCAATGGGTGGAAAATCTCAGGGAGTTCGTCATTGGATATCTGATCAAGATTGCGTTGTAGTTCCATCAAGAGAGTTGAAGAAGGCCTGGGTGAAGAGTCTTGGTGAAATGGATCCCTTCAGGCGGGCTAGTGTTCATACTCAACATACTGCACTTACCCGGTCATGTAGTCGTTTCGTGATTGTTGATGAGGCATACACGTATGAAACACCACATTTGGAACTCCTAAGGAAATTCCCTGGAGCTAAGGGGTTAATAACTATCTCTGATGGCCATCAGGTTAGGGACGTATTTGCTGAAGGAACATCGACATTCAACCCATCAGTTACGAAGCCCATCTTCACAGCAATTGCTCCTGTTTCTTTCGTGCCATATGATTGCCTCGTCACGTATCTCAGGGAGACTTCAAGTGAGATTGTTCCGAAGATGTACTATAGTGGATCACTCATCTGCAATGGATTGTTCTACACGGTTCAGAATGATGAGTTCGTCATCCCTGGTAAGGATGATCTCTGTATCAATGGCACCCAGAATGGAAAAGGTACTATGATTGCTCGCGGGGTTGAGACTGCCGTTACCGCACACGAATCTCAGGGATCTAGGAGTGAATGTACATTTGTCCATACGACTGCATCAAATGGCGTTTGCCCTGATATGGGTTTTTTGAAGGCAAATCCTAGGCACTTTGGGGTCACCATCACAAGGGCAAAACAGTACACCTGCTTTGTTGTAAGTGATAAGAGGAGCGCGAAGGAATTGCCATTCATTGATGATACTCAGGTTAATGGAAGTCGCCACGAACTCCCTAGTGATGTGCTCTTTGGAGGTACCTGCTTTGACTTGGTGGATCCTGTGACGATGCCTTCATTCACCTATGATAGGGTTGAGAATGAAAATTTTGAGCAGTCTCACAATGCCATGGAGACTTGCGATAACCAATTCTCATTAGGAAGCTTCGTCTCTCCGGATTTTTCCGAATCATTTCCAATTGAGAGCATTAGGCATGTCGATTTGCCTGCGGACAAGTGCCATCTACTGAACACACACATTCCTGCTCACGCCTCAACCATAGCTGAGACGATGATATTCAACCCTGCTAACGTGATAGGTGTTGGTGAGATGAACATGATTGAGCGTCATACTGAACCTACGGCAGTTACGCCTAGGCATTATGCCATCGCCTCGAAGATAGTTGATCGACTTTTTGATTCTGTCATTGATCCTAAGATGTTCATGAGGATTGCATCGGAGTGTCGTGGTGCATTGGGTCAGCAATCAAGAAGCCAAGTCATGAAGATGGCACAGGCACGACAAGGCTCCAAGGTGGATAGTACGTCATTCGCTTTTGGAAAGAATGAACCTTCAAAGAAGGTCATTACATTGGGGGGGGGAATGAAGGCATTGAGTGTCACTGCGATGAATGCGACTCAACTTGGTTTGTTCAGTGATGTATCTGACACTCTGACAATAGCCTGGAACAGATCACTTTATCCAGGCATACTCACTCCTGTTGGGTTCACCAAGGCGGAGATTGCGAGGAAGCTTGGATCTATGAGAAGTACATTCGAGATTGATATTGACAAGCAAGATTCGTCCCACACTGCCATTCATGTGGCTGTTTTCCTCCACCTGATGGCTATATGTGCATCAAGGCTCGGCCTTGAGGATCTCGCACGTGAGATAAGGCAGCAGAGAGTGATTGGTGATATGCAAGGTAGGATGCGCATTGTCATGGGTACTGGTCTGGGATCAGGTGACATTTGGACGCTCATCGCAAATGAAAT